AAGATTTTATTATTTGTGTAATCATACGAGAACACATAGCCAGCCACGCCCTCAAGTAAAAAAATCATTATTTCATTTATGCCATCGAAACTGAATGGCTCCCCTCCTGTAGGGTAGCTCGAATCAAATGTAATAGACAGCGGCACCATCTTTACATCACGGCTACTCATAATAGAGAGGTCAATCATGCCTCGGGCTTTCGTATTTTTAGCAATAGTTAAAGCCATTTAAAACCTCCAAATAAGGGGCTAGAGCGCCCCTATTTTAAGTTGTTCCCTTCATTCTTTCTGGATACAACATGGCGTCATGGGTTGTGCCAGTGGAGGCTTCTGTAGCAGCGGCAAATTCTCCATCTGCCCCTGAGAAATCTGCACCGCCAGCCGCAATCGCACCATCAAGCACCACCAAGCTGTTACCGACGACTGATGTAATAGACGGAGTTACCATGTCCGCTACCTCACCGCCAATTTGCAACCAAACTTTATCTCCTGCGGATGCCCCAGAAACCGGGACACCAAGGTAATAATTAGTCACATCGTCAGCTAATGCAGCAGTTACATGCCCAAACTCGTTTATAATGACCTTAACTGGAGTTTTAGCTGTTAGCGTACCGTGTGCTATAGCTTCAACCCAAACAGAGCCATCACTGTCATATCGCTTCAGAAACGAAGCTTTGAATGTGGATGAATATTTCATTGATCCTTGACTCATCTTTCGTCTCCTTTCTTAGGTCACATTAGTAAGATTGGTGAATACGAAGTTTGATTTACGGTGTTTGCAAATCAGGTTGCCTGTCCAGGACATGTCCTTGCCCATTGAGTTTACATAACCCTCACCTTCGAGTTCTTTCCACTCTGTTGTTTTGAAATTATATTTTGGGTCCACTCGAAGCTCAAACTGCTTGAGGTTCAACCCATAAAAATAATTAGCTGGACAATTAACGTCTGGCAGGATTGTCATTCCTTCAAACTGGACGTTTTTGAACCCAGCATCCACCATTTCTTTATTTGCCATAGCCATCATTTTACCAGTCATATATCCACGAATATAGCCGTAAATAGTCTTGGTTGTGAGGCCCATTGTTGGCATTTGTTTGCCCCAGGTTGCCGCATTAATTAAAGCGTCTAAAGATGTAGTCCCTCCATAAAACTCAAGCCGAGTTGTAGAAGAATCCAATGAAGCTGCCCAGTTTGGTGCGTCCGCAGGGGCTATTCCTGCGTATGTTCCAGTATTGTGAACAATAGTTGGCAAAGGTGTAATTCCTAAACCATTAGGATTGGCTGTGTACAAGTCGGTTCCGAGGCGGTCTTGAAAGTCCTCTTTCATTTCCTTGTATTTGTCACCAATCAGTTTAACGGTTTGAAATTTCCCGTCATTCTGTTGGACTTCTTTCCAGGATATAAACCCATCAACCAAATAATAGGTCCATTCTTCAACGGCCTGGGTTCGTGTGGCCTTTTTAGACCGAACCCTCTGGGCGTCTGGATTTACTGCATCGGCTTTGCCAAGTTTTTGATATCTAATTTGCCAGCGGATGTCTGTACCACCCTTTTGTGTAACCAGCTTCTCTTTCTTAAGTTTGGAAAAGAAGGGATGGCTGTCATAAGCTGTTTCTATTAAGATATCTTCAATACCTTGTTTTGTTACTGCGTTAGCTTCACTTACTGTTAAAGCCATAGTCACATCTCCTTACATTGCGTTTTGTTGCGCCTCCACCCACGCATCAATATCCTTGAACGCTGGAGGCTTCCCCTTACTGGGGGTACCCGTTGAAGATGGTAATATGCCGCCGTTTTGCTTTATCTGCTGCGCCTGCGCTGCTGCGCCTGCACCAGAAGATAAATGTATCAACTCATAAACATCAATCAAGCTGCCATTTGAGAGCTTATCAAAGCCCTGCATTATGGCTTCTTTGTTTAGATTTGGATACCGTTTTTGCAATTCGGCAAAAGCAAAATCACGCTGTCTTTGTGCTTCAGTCCTCGCTTTATGAGACTTAAATTCATCAATATCGGCCCCGTATAATTCTTTAACTCGCTTGTCAATTAGCTCGCTTATATCCGAACCTCTTGGGCCTTGATCGACCTTTTTTTTCAACTCTCGGTAAACATGAGGGTTGTTTTTCAAAAACTTGTCAAACTTCTCATATTGGCTCCGAGTTCGATCAAACTCGGTGCGTTGCCTCAAAAGCTCTGCACGGTCTGTTTCAAAAGATCTTCTCTTGTCGGCGTATTCCTGGGTAGTCTGGGTGAATTTCTTGCGAAGCTCCCCATAGCTTTTACTCAAGTTGCCAACGTAGCTATTAAGCTCATCTGGATTCTTAAAGTTTCTGACCTCATTCTTTACCGGGTCAGTGAAAGAATGAAAATACCCTTGTCCGTCGTCACTGGGGGTCGGTACTCCTTGTCCCTCTACTGGGGGAGTGTCTTGAACTTGGCCTTGTCCTTCTGGTATTTGACCATCAAGGGGGGTTAGTTCTGGTTCTGGCATAGTTGCCTCCTAAATAATTTATTGCATTAAACTATCAATTCCTGGGGCGCCTCCTGCTCCTGGAGGCTGCGCTGGCACTCCGGGAGGTAGGTCTGGGCCACCAGGGGGAATCGCTCCTGCGATGTTTTCCATCTTTCCAAGAGGGTTACCCTTTTGTACTTGATCTTTTGCAAATTGGGCTAACTGGGTCACAGGTCCATCGACATCAATACCCAACTGTCCAAAAAAATCTCTAATTGAAGTTTGCTCGTCCATTCCAGCAAATCTTCCCTGTCCTGAGTCCTTGGCCTGTTTCATGGCTGCCAGATCAGCAGGGTTATTCATACTCATGTTGTCTTGAATAGGATCACTCAAAATATACCTCCATTACATTCCAGGTGGCGGGCCTTGTGGCGGTGCCCCTGGAGGTGGTCCCTGCTGTGCCTGTGCAGCCTGGGCCTCTTTTTCGTCCATTCGTTGAACCGTTTCTTCTGCCCTCGGCAGTCTTAAAAATTCAAACAAAGCCTCTCGGTCAAGCGCCTGGATTTCAAAGAGTCGAAGCGCAAGATTCGCCAGAGCTTGCTTATCCATCGGCAAAGAGCTGTTTGTTTGGATTTCAGGTTCAATCGGGATATAAACACTTGTGGTGTCCAGGTACTTAGCATTAAAGTCTATAAGTGTTTCATTTTTCTCTTTCTCAAGCCTTGCAATTTCTTCTTTGTCCTGCTCGGCGTCCTGGATGGCCTTTTTGTAATAATCATTGATCATGGACGATACAAATTGCTTATTGGCTGAAACTTGATACCACTCATACCCATCGTCAGCCCGCTTTGAATAAGTCCTGGGATTGGGTTCAATATAAAACTGCATCATCATTTCAAGCACTAACTTAAACAATCTCTTTAGGGACCACTCTAAATTACGGACCCGCTGCCGGGTTCGAGTGTGAGATGTTTCAATAAGACTTTGAATTTCGCTTGCGGATTGCCGCTCTTTTTTCGTCACCCTCCCCTTAGAGATTTCCGAAACACCGGAAACCTCTTCAATCAGTCCAAACAAGGTGTTAAAAAAATTAAGGGCCATCGAGTCTAATTTAGGGGTTTCTATGGGGAGGGGAGGCTGCTTGCCTGATTTTAATGTAAAGAGCTTATTGCCTCCCGGTGCGTCCTTTTTCCACTGTTCCTGAGTAATTCCGGAACCCTCTTCAACGGCATGGTTCGGAGCTGACCAGTTTCGTATATGACGTGTTACTTTCCTAAATAAGTAATTTGTTTCAAGAATAAGCCCAGAAAGCTGATCGGCCTCGCAAATACCTGTAAACTTATGGGGGTCGATATAATCATAAAGTGGGACAAAAGGCGGCTTCCCGTGATGATATGGGTAGGGTCTATCATCAAGAACAACCACTTTGCCTTTCACTCCCTGACAAAAAACTAAATAACGTCCGTGTGGATACTTTGGCTTACTGACCTTTTGTTCTTCCCCGGTCTCAGCATTTTTTATGATCTCTGTCATTACCTCACAGTCTTGAATCCAAATTTCATAAACTGTGGCGGTCCGGTCGCAGACCTCAATATCGGACCTTTCAATCATGTTGCCGTCTTTATCAAGATCATTCTCAAGGATCTTGTCAGGCTGTATTTGTTTCTTTTTTGTAGGATAGGTTTGCCAAATCCATGACAACGGCCTTGCTGTTACGGTCCCGCACCAGGGAGCTTCCCAGGCGTCTGTGTATCCCGGAGCAATTACAAAAGTCCTGGGGTCAACACCTTCAATCTTTATCTCCCCATCACCATCACGGCCTTTAGGGTCAAACCATATTTTGAACATGCCAAACCGCATTATTAAAGAATCAGTACATACTTTAAGGACTGTCATATCCATATCTAAGTCAGTCCATAATATATCCGTAATAGTCTTTAAGCGGTCCGCAAATCCCTGCGCCCAAGGCTCTCTTGCTCTGGCATACCAAATTGGCCTATTATCAGTAAGTAGCGGGGCTATGGTTGCAATCGTTGAAAAAAGTAGGTTTACAGAGATCTCAGACTCCTGGCCGTCGTCCGGTTTGAGCTGCTCATTATCCAGATCCCAATAGTTGTTACGATAATAGTCCAGATACTCATTCATCTTGTTTCTGAACTTCTTTTGCTCTGAAGAGTTATAAACCCGCCGAACGACCTCCATAAGCTCATTGACGAATTTCTGTGATTTTTTAGTCGTCGTAAGGGTAGTCAATTAGATTCTTCTCCTTCATCAAGCGCCTTCTTTCGGTCTTTGTTCCAACATACTGCCGCAGTGCTGGTTCATACTTTCCGGTATAAACATCTGTAAAAGCCGTTGGCGTAAAAATTCTACGGCTTGGTTTGTTGCAGCATTCAGCCTTGTGTTCCTCTCTCATCGATTGGAACTTACTAAACGCCTTGCCACACACTTCACACTTAAACTCATATACTGGCATTACACCGCCTTTCCATGCTTGAATACATCACGCCACTTGTAGCCGTCGGTTTTGGAATCTTTAAAAATATCAAAAAAGGTTCCTTTAGGTTTTAGGTCAAGACGTTGCATGTATCCGAAGTTAAAATCCTCAATCACGTAAAAAAGCATGCTGGCGGCGTCAACAAGGTTGTCCTTCTCTTTACCACGCCCGGTAAAAAAATCCATTTCATGAATGAGGTCTATTTCAGTATCTTTAATGTGAACCTTTCCCTCACGAACAAAAGAACCGAGTGTAAGATTCACCCGGTCCCCCTTTGAAAGTTTTCGTGAAATTGGAATTGGAACACAGTTAAACGGGGTTCGTTCCCCGGTTAAATGTTCATTTTCAGTCAATTTGTTGTCTAATATGTATTGCAAATGGGTCTGTAATCCGTATTCGATGCCGATCCTGTGGAATTTATACATTTTTGCCAGCTTAATAAGAAGATCGCAAAGCGGGCCGCCTGTTTTCTTTACACCAATAGCCCGGTCTATCCATAAGAAACCTTGCTTGTCTAAAGCTCCAATAGCAATACCAGTTTCATCAGAATAAGCCTCTACGGTAGGCGCCGGGTCAATAGCCATATACCAAGTATATTCCCCGGCAGGAAGCCTGTTGTAAGTGGGCTGTACTCCTGGGAATATCTTGTCTTCTTGTGCAATCGGGTCCAGGAGATATTGGCAGCTAAAAATATGGTTGCCCTGACGTCTTTTAATTTTGGCAAGCTCTTTTTTTGTGAACCATGATGAGTATAAAACCTTGCCGTCTTCAATAGCCTTTCGAACAACAACATGCTCAACTTGGTTCTCTGCCATAAGAGTGGAGTAAAGATCAAAGCGTCCATAGCGGGTGCCTGTAATTGTGTACTCAGCCCCAAGCTCCATAATGGATTGAATGTATCCCCACCACTCAAGAGTCTTTTTTATTAGTTCTGGGGTCTTAACAGAATCCTGGTCTACGATGTCGTCAAGATATGCTTTATCCATGTGTAGGCCAGCCATTCTGGCTCCAGACCCCAAAACGGTTATTTGTGATTCTTGGTGTATCTTTTCCCCGTCAGACGAATCTCTTTTTAATGTCAGCTCATTAGCTGTGCATTTCTGCCAGCCCCTAAACTCTTTACCGGGATCGGGAACAATATCAGGGAATAACTCTCTTAACTCAGGTCGTGAAAACATATGTTTAATTTCAACAAGTTCTTTCTCCACAAGCCGAGAGGCTACAGAGAAAAGGCCAATTCTGGCATTAGGATTTAGAAGTACATTACGAACTATGTCTAATTTTACCCAAGTGGATTTTAAGTGAAGGCGGGGGACCAAGATTAGCTTGTCTCCTGGCTGTTGTATTTGTGCAGCTAACCATTTGTGGAAGACAGTATCAATCCTTTTTCGGCGTTTATTCCTGGGATCTATTGCATTTTTCCAGCCAAAGAACTCATAACCAAACCAAAATAGATCGGTCAGCACCTTCCATCTGGTATATTGCATGAATGCCAGGTCTTCATTGCCGAATTCGTCAAGGAATTGATAATACTGTTCTTGCTCTTTTTTGGTTAGCGCCACTATCTCTCCCTAAAAGTGTATACTTTTTCATACACTTTAGGAGAAATTATAGGCTATTTTGTAGAGATGTCAATAAAAGTGTATACTTTTTCATACACTTCGGCGAAAGTTTTTGAGGTTTTCAGTATTTATTTATAAATGTCTTAAGGAGTATACCCAATCAGGGCAATAATCGTCACCCGCTTGGAGTTTTTTTAGAATACCGTGACTGTCAGGCCTGAGTGACCAATATTCACTATTTAGGACTGGTTTTTCTGAATAGGCATAAACATCACCATTATAGTCTATAGCAGTATAAGCAGCCCAGCCAGGAATATAGCCATCATAATTAAAAGGGTCGTCCGGGTCTTCAGTTTGAATAGCTGTAACAAAGAACTCGATTTCTTGCTCAGACGGGTGATATTCTGAAGAATAATCACTCAAACGTTACCTCCCTGGGGACGACCCAAAACCTAATTTTTTGATTCGCTGATTTTTTGAATTGCTGACATGATCCTTAAAACCTGTGGATCACTTCCAGTATAAGCCATCATGATTAACATATCCAGACGACCGTCCTTTAATATTTCATCAATAAGGCTTGCTTGCCCGGTAGAACGTGTGATCCGTTCATTAAGTTCGGCATTAATAGAAGGGTCCATGTGATAGCGCTTCATGACAGTGCGTTCGTCTTGATTGATTAGAACTGTTTTGGCTGGAAATTCAATA